GAGAATTGCGTGGAATAATGTAATAATGAATAAATCAGCTATTCTACTAACATCGATCGATACATTTTATAATAACCCCGAGAATAGAGCTACACTTTTAGAAATTCTAAATAAAACTGGTGGTATTTCTCTACGAAACCTTGAATGGTTTATTACAAATTATTCAAAGAAAAACAATTTATCGTATAAGACAAACGATGGTAAAATATTTAGTGTACATTGTGCATATAAATCAAGTTTAGATGGATACAGTAAAAAACTTTTTGACCCATTCTGTCGTTCGTCTAAAATATCGTACACTGTTCCGGGTACATCCAATGAAATACATACGACTGTTGCACAGCTGAATTTCATAAGATGGTGTATAAAAAATAATATAATTGAGTATATTCACGATCATAAAAATGCTCTTTTTTCTAAACAAGTGTCATGATACCATTTTCAAAAATGAATGTTTGATATCCTACATAATATAAGTGTAGTGTATAGTCACTTGTAAGTCCTTGTTTCATATTTATATCTAAAACAGTTCTATTTGACTGTAACTGACTAAAATCCAACATTCCCGATGGTTCCACATTAATAGGATTCATCGAGAATGCATACGTATAAATGTTTCGCAAAGGTCTTGATAAACGACTTGAAAATGGAACAACATATTTAAAATATTTATGATCACTATCTTGAACATTTGGTACATCTTCACCATTTACAAATATTTTAGCACTTGCCATTGGTGGGTTATAAAATTCATTGTTAATAGAATATTCTACATTTGATGAAAAGTTGTATCTATTTGCAAATACGTTTGCAAGTAAAGTTGTACCACCTTCATGTGTATTTTCGTTTTCAAACGCGTTTTGTCTAAAAAACCAATTAAGTGTTTTTACCGGTGTTTTTGGAACAAGTTCAAGTTTTGCGTTTTGTACACCCACTGGTATGTCCAAAGTGGGGTGTTTTTTAACAATATCGGTAACGAGAACGTGTCTCTTATTTGTTATATAAGTACGTTCAATTGGTTCGAGTGTTATTTCTTCAGTGACTATATCAAAACTATTTACAGTAAGATTATCCACTGCATTTGTAAAAAAAGATTGTTTATGAAATTCAAACTCAAATTGAAGTTTTTGTTTATGTATAGCACATATTGGAAAGTAGGGACGATTTGGTTTATTTGTTTCGTATTCATCACTTTCATACTTACGGGAAAAGAGTAAAGGTATAGGAATATAAACGCGTGATTTATTTTGAGCTAATATTTGATTACCAGATAATAAAGATGTATCTTCTGCATTATTTCTATTTAACGTGTACCTCTTTGTTCTCTTTTCGGATTCATCAAGATATAATTCATCATATATGATACCCCAATCACCGTGATATTTTTCAACGACGGTTTCATCGACGCGCATGGTTACAGATTTAAAAATGTGTCTCCCAATTTGATCCGCGTAATAACTATCAGAACCCGTTAAAGCGGGTAATTCAAACGTTACGTACATATTTGCTAAAAGATCACCCATATTTCTTGGGTTGTACATAACTTTTATAGTTTCACCAAAAGGCCAAGATGTTGAAGAACTATTTGGTTTATTAACGTTTAAACTTTTATGAAACTTTGTAAAATTAGCGTGTCTTTTAGGTTCATACTTAAAGATCGAATGAATAGGGTCATCTTCTAAAAGGTATGTATCTTGTTTACCAATTGCATTAAGTGATACTATAGAACCAGTATCTGGGCCGGATATATCACACATACTTACTACTTATTGTTTATATATTTTTAAATCCCTTTTCCACATATCGATATGAGACATCTGTTGTAATGTATCAAGTTCGATTCTCGATTTTGTTGTTTCTTCCCTGATACTTTGTATAGCTTCGAGTGTATACTGATACGTTTTGATATTCAAGAGATATTCGTATGAACCATCAATTTTATCGAATATATTTTCCATTTCGCGTTCGAGATCTATTCGTTTACGTCTGAAAACAATTAGTTTTTCATGAATAACCATATCAATAAATTTCGACATATTTTCAAGTTTTTTAGTTTTTTCTTTCAAGACACGTATGAGGTGTGCTTTTCTTTTTTTATATGTTTCTGACCGTATTTTAACAAAATCTGTGAGAATTTCTTCTGGACTTTCGTATTTATGAATACCTCTTGTTGGATGAAATAAGTGCATATTTGATACATGAAATGTCTTCTGAAGTTTAAAATCTTTTATGATATCATTACCTGTGTATCCTTCAATACTAAAATTAACATCATCCGTCGTACTGTTATTCACATAGTTCGTAATCTTTTTCTTTTCGATAAGGGTATCGAGATACTCTTTGTAGTCTTGTGTCCAACGCCCCGGTGGAAGTTCAGTTACTAATACATTTTTACCCGAAGATTTCCATACACCCTCTGTGATCCACAACCCATCTTCATTACTAAACACACGACCCGTGAATTTATCAAACCATGGTTTCATGGGAACAACAGTTTCACCCCTAATTATACGTTCAATATTGTGTTTAATATCTAACGGATTAAACGGTGGTATATATGAACTAAATCCTGTACCAATACCTTCAGTTCCATTTACCAAAACGGTCGGTAATATAGGAACATAATAGTCGGGTTCGATTTGTTTACCGTCGTCGTCAAGATAGTTTAATACTGGATCATCTTTGGGATCAAAAAGTATTCTCGCGTTTTTAGTCAATTTTGTAAATATATACCTCGTTTGACTCGCGTCTTTACCACCCATGAGACGTGTACCAAATTGACCACATGGTTCGAGTAAATTAATATTATTCGACCCCGTAAAATTATGTGCCAATTTTACAATTGTATCTGCCAAAGAGACTTCACCGTGGTGATACGATGTTTTTTCCGAAACGTATGCGGCTAATTGCGCAACCTTCATTTCAGATGTAAGATTCTTTGTGAAACACGCGTATAACACTTTTCTTTGGGATGGTTTTAAACCATCTGAAACGTGTGCAATCGACCTTTTCAAATCGGCAAGACTGAAATTTACAAGATCTTTATGAATAAAATCAGAAATACCGAGACGCTCAACGTTTCCATATGGTACTTCGAGTACGGACGATTTCTTTTCTGTACTTTCAAGTAACCACGTTTTACGTAAGTCTGATTTTGTCTTGTCAAATGCAAGAACTATAGATTCATCCATTGAATTATCCGTATCAAATTGAACGGTAAGATCTTTTATTTTTTTAAAGTATTCGCGTGCTTCCGCAGACGTGGATGTACCGAGACCCTTATAATATTTAATTTTCCAACCTTGTTTACCGTTACCGTACCATTGCCTAAACGTTGAGTCTGTATAAAACGATTTCGTTTCTGAACCCTTAGACGCTTTTATGATAGGTGTAACCATACTTACAACAAACTTGAGTTTAAGTAAACTCGGCCAGAAATAATGAATCATGTTAAGAATAAGCCCCTTGATATGACTTCCATCGTTATCTGCATCGGTCATGATCATGAGTCTTCCGTATCTGAGTTCAGAAAGTGACGTATACACTTTCCCTTGCTGAAGCCCCAAAATCTTTTTAAGGTCATTAAACTCCTTATTTTCGGTAAGTTGTTTTACACTCGCGTCACGTACGTTCTTACATTTACCCCGAAGTGGAAAAACACCGTAATGATCACGACCAACAACCGAAAGACCCGCAATTGCAAGTGTTTTTGCAGAATCACCTTCGGTAATAATAAGAGTACACTTACCAGAGTGTGTAGTACCGGCCTTATTGGCATCGTCGAGTTTCGGAATGCCCGTTATTTTTGATTTACGAGACCCATCTGTTTTTTTCAATTCTTTCATTTCACGAAATTTCGATAATGCCATGAGTTCTGATTGAACGCTCGTTTTTAGAATATTCTTTATAAACGTTTTTGGTGGTTCAAACTTACTCCCAAAGTCCTGTGGCTTGAGTGTACACTCCGATTTAACCTGACTACTAAAACTTGGATTGACAAGTGTTGCTTTTACGAAAACAAAAAATGCATTCTTGACCTGTTGGGGACGAAGTTTTATCTTCTTTGCCATATCTTCAATAACACCGTTTGCGAGTATTCCAGAAACGTGGTCAACGTGTGAACCACCTTTTGTGGTACATATACCATTCACAAATGATACGTGTTCAAACCCATCATCTGAAGGTGCGATACACACTGACCATCTATCACTCGTAAATGTACATATCTCATCTGATTTTGTGTACATTTTTGCGTACGTATTGAATGTTGCTTTAGGTAATGCGTCACCTTGAAATTTCACTTTACAATTTTGTGACGTACAAATATTCGCATCGTATACTCGCTTTTCAAATATTTTGTATATAGAATCATCCATTTTTGACATACCAAATCGTTTCCAATCGGGAACGAAAGTAATAGAAACGCTCGACGTAGCATTCGAGTACTTTTTTATTTTGGGTGTACCGCACGTTTTCATATTATCCGACCATTCCTGTGTATATATACACTTGTTTTCTCCATCTTTAATTTTAACTGAAAATTTACTCGAATAAACATTCGTAAGTTTTGCACCGTATCCATTACGACCACCAACAACACGTTTTTGTGTATCGTCATAATTTGTACTCGTGAGTAAATGACCAAACGTTAATTCTGGATTCCATAAACCTTCTTTTTCGTGCATTTTAACCGCAATACCACCCAGAGGTCCATTATTTTCAATTGTTATTTCACCAGATATTTTATCGATAGAAACACTCATAGACGTTACATTTTTGGGGTACATAGAGTTTCGGTCGATCGCGTTTACTAAAATTTCGTCAAATATCTTTAAAAGTGCCGGTGAATACACGACCGTTTTCTTTTCAAATTGATCATTTTCATATATCCAATATGGTTCCGCTACACGTGAAACAGGTCCAACGTACGAATCCGGACGCTTTAATATATGTTCCACGTGTGTGAGTTTTTGAATACTTTCACTCATTTATATTATATTGTGTCTTTTACTTAAGTATATTTTTAGTCCTTCGAACCAGTATACTAATTCATCTTTTGTTTTTGACTTGGGTCTCGAATATATGGTTTTTATACGACCACACTCGCGGTGTCTAAGTGATACAGGGTTAATATTTTTATAAGACGTTATATAACATGCATAACAGACACGTTTTATATTTGTACCAAAAAATTTCAGATATTCAATATTGTTATATGTAAAAATAGGTCGCATTTTTCTATATTCTCGAACAAGTATACGTTCTTCTGTCGTTTTTGTATGTACACACGGCTCTAAAGGGCATTCACACAAATAACACTCTTTTGTCCACTTAAGATTCATTTAAAAGTAAAAGGTTTTATCTTTTATATTACTCACCTAAAGTGAAGCTAT